TATATGATTCAGAGTATGGTATTACTCCAGAATACTTAGAAAGTTATAGCATTGATACCGACCGTGTTATTCACGTTCCAATCGAAGACGTAGAGCAACTTAAGTTTGACGCTACTAAACGACTAGACGAGATTGACAAAGGAGATAAAGTCTTTATTATGATCGACTCTATTGGTAACTTGGCCTCTCGTAAAGAAGTCCAAGATGCTCTAGATGAGAGATCAGTTGCTGATATGACAAGAGCAAAACAGCTTAAGTCACTATTTAGAATTATTACACCTAAGCTAACTGGTAAAGATATTCCAATGGTAGCTGTTAACCATACCTATAAAGAAATTGGTCTGTTCCCCAAGAACATCGTTTCAGGCGGTACTGGTCTTTACTATTCAGCCAATCAGATCTTTATTATATCTAAATCTCAGCAGAAAGAAGGTACTGACCTTAAAGGGTTTAAGTTCACAATTAATATTGAGAAGTCTAGGTACGTTAAAGAAAAAGCTAAACTACCATTTACAGTATTGTATGATACAGGTATTCAGAAATATTCAAGTCTATTTGAACTAGCACTTGAATCTGGACACTTATGCAAAGCTAACCAAGGGTGGTACAATGTAGTTGACCAAAAAACTGGTGAAGTAATTGAACCAAAACGTAGACTAAAAGATATTGAAGCTGATGTTCCTTTCTTTGAAGGCCTTATCGCTGATCCTAAGTTTAATGACTATGTTGAAAAGAAATTTAAATTAACTACACTAGAAATGGGGACTGCCGAAGATGATAGAGAAGACGATCTTATCGAATCTGATACTGAATGAGGAATACAGCCGAAAGGTTTATCCTTATCTCAAAGATGATTACTTTGAAGACATGTCTTATCGTAAAATCTTCAATACTGTTACCGAGTATGTAGAGCAATACAAGGAGCCTCCCACCATAGAGGCTCTGCGTTTGTCGATTGAAAAACGTAAGGATCTTAACGAAGACACTTATACCAACATTCAATCGTTGCTTGAAACGCTCTCAACAGACGATACGACCAATCAACAGTTCTTACTTGACGAGACTGAAAAGTTCTGCCAAGACAAAGACTTGTACAATAGTATTCGTAAATCTATTCTGATACTTGATGGTGAAGAAGGTGAGATTGATAAAGGCAGCATACCAAAACTGTTATCAGATAGTCTTGGTATTAGCTTTGACTCAAGTGTTGGTCACGACTACCTTGAAGATGGTGATGATCGTTATGAACATTACCACAGAAAAGAAGAACGTATTCCCTTTGATATTGATATCTTAAACAAGATTACCAAAGGTGGCTTACCTCGTAAATCAATGACAGTATTACTTGCTACTACTGGGGGTGGTAAATCATTATTGAAATGTCACATGGCTGCCAACCATTTAATGTATGGTAAAAATGTTCTATACATTACTATGGAGATGGCCGAAGAAGAAATTGGTCGTCGTATTGATGCCAATATCATGGATATCACAATGGACGAAATCAACGAGATTCCTCGTGATGTTTATGATAAGCGATTGGCCCGATACAAGACTAAAACTACCGGTAAGCTTATTATTAAAGAATATCCTACTGGTTCTGTTCACTCAGGCCACTTTAGACATTTATTGAATGAACTCGAGATGAAGAAGAACTTTAAACCTGATGTGATATTCCTTGACTATCTTAACATCTGTGCATCTTCTCGTGTTAGAGGAGCTGCCGCCGCCTCAAGCTATAACCTAGTGAAAAGTATCGCAGAAGAAGTACGTGGTCTAGCAATGGAGTACAATTGTGCAGTTGTAACATCATCTCAGTTCAATAGAGATGGTTATGGTAATTCTGATGTTGATCTTACAAATACATCTGAGTCAATGGGTATTACACACACTGCTGACTGTATCTTAGGTCTAGTAACATCTGAACAACTTGACGAACTCGGCCAACTTATGCTGAAACAGTTAAAGAATCGTTGGGGTGACTTAAACTACTATCGTAGATTCTTAGTTGGTATTGACCGCGCTAAGATGAAGATCTACGAACTTGAAGAATCAGCACAAAATAACGTTGATATCAACGGAAGCTCCGGTGGTGGTGATGGAAAAAAGTACCAGAGCAACAGTAATAAAGATGATGGGCCTGTATTCGATAAAACAGATATAGGCATGAGACTAAAGGGCAAGCGCAAAGGACAAGTTTTTTCTGACGCACAACTACTTTGATTGTAACGTGATTATAAATAACTGAAACTGTCCTATACAATTAACAGGGTAACCATGAAGAGTTTTAGCAAATTTAAAGAGCACGAAAGTCGATCCAAAGAAGAAGCGCCAGAACCAATCCAAGAGACCGCAGTAGTCGAAAGATACTCGCCTCTTGGATTCGGTTTAAAACAGTTCCAACTGGATGAAGCTCCCCTCGGTCCCGTTTCTTATGACGGTGACGACGAAGCATTCGCATTAGAAATTGCATCTAGACTTGACGATGGTATTAGCTCTATCAATGCTGCTATTGAATTAGATAATCGTAGAGGTAAAACTAACAATGCTAAAGTTGGTGTCTTTGCTATTATGCCTGATGCTCAGAGAATTAAATGGTCTGATTTAGCTAATCAAATTATTGCTGATTCAGATGATTTAGAATCTGCTACTATACCTGATGGCCGCAAAGAGAAGGATGTCTCTGTAAAGCATAAGGATATGGATAGATATGTTTATATCAATTGCAGACCAGATGGCAAGAGAAGTAAAGCAGGTGACGATCCTAACGAGCTAATGACAGCTGCACTATGTCTTAAAAATTCTTTAACTGCACCTAAGACTGTTGAAGAAATGGACGAGTTGATTAAATTTGTTCAATTAAACTTAAGTAAAGTCAGAGGCGCAACTCAGGGCCAGATTAATAGTTTAGAAGGAGATTACGTTAACTTGTGTTCAGCAGTATCGGCTGCTTTAACTCTCCATAAAAACAAATATGGTAACGCTGATATGGTCTATTTAACTGGACAATCTTGGGACCAAGACGTAAAACAATTTCAAATTACAAAGTACGGAATGAAAGACTTTAATAGTTCTGACTTTATTGTTAAGAAAGGTTCTTCATTCTTAGGTGTTTCACTAAAGAAAAAGAAGCTTTATTCTACGAAAGATCCTACCTTAATTAATAAATCATTCTCTACTCTCTTCCAAGATAGTAAATTTAATAAAATGATGGCAGAGCTTGATAAAAGATCTGCTCAATTCTATTTACGTGTCTTAGCTGTAGCAAAACAAAAGAAAATAGCTTCACCAAAGCTCTTGGCTGATATGGAAAAAACAAGACCCAATGCTAAAAATTGGAAAAAGTTTATTCAGCGCATACCAAACGATCTAGTTAACTCACAGTTAAAAGGTAATAAATCTTTATTCAGAAGTATGTCAATGATTATTCTGAAAAATAAAGAGTTAATGGCAAATCAATTAATTCAACTAATATTTAAAGCTGATCTCAAGGACCTGAAGAAAGTTAATTTTGATTTTACTCTAGTTACTGGTATAGGTGATTACGGACCTCGTAAAGGTGTTGATGTTAAAATTGGTGATTATAAAGATATTCAAACAGTTTCAACGAAGCTTAATGAAATAGTTAAGAATGAAAAAATAACTATCCGTGAAACTCCAGGTGCTATACAAGCATTCAGCGAGGGTGCTACTGCAGCAACATTAAAGTTTGATTTGATGATTGGTAAATTACCAGTTTGTCATATTGAATTAAGATATAAAGGCAACTTCAGATCAGCACCATCATTCACTGCAACAATGACCGACGAATTTAAGAGTCTCTACAAATGATAAGATTTCAATCGTATTTAAATGAGGCTACTGGCGCTAACCTTCACATGACGCATTTAGAAGATGCTATACTTGATGGAGGAGTAAAAGGAACACGTAATGTATTCCAATACTTACAAGCGCTTCGCGATATGCTTGGTGGAAACGCTAAAGCTCCTGTTAGCTTATCAGTTAAATGGGATGGCGCACCTGCAATATTTGCAGGTAAAGATCCAAGCGACGGTAAATTCTTTATTGCAAAAAAGGGATTATTTAATAAGAATCCAAAATTTTATAAAACAGCTCAAGAAATTGACGATGACACAGCCCTAGCTGGAGAACTTAATAGCA